TACTTAGTAAGACGTACCTTGTCTTCGTCATAGCGAGTAAGGTCTTGATCAGGCTCAATGTCGAAGTCTGGAGTAGCTGAAACAATGTCTACATCACGGTATACACCGCTTTCTTGTAACATCTCTACTGAGTGAGACGAAACAAACTCATCTACAGCACAACCTAGAGCATTGTCAATGTCTGTAGCTACTGGGTCAATCAGGAAGTTCTGAGGCATCACAGGACGTAGTTTAACGCATGTTCGGTCGATAATGTTAACACCTACCGCTGTCAGCTCACCACCCAGTACAGGCTGAGTAGCTGGAGCCATCTCTTTTTCTTCTTCTATGACAATCTCTGCAATGCCTGTACCAAATACAGCAGCGTTGATTAGACACTCAGCAACACCCTTGCGTACCTTGTTCTTCTTAAAGTCTTCCTCAAGGTGATTACGCAGCATAACGATGTCTTCTGGACTTTGATCCATGTAGTCATCTTTAATATCAAACCACTTACCACGACCAAAGGTAGCTTCTTCTAGCTCTGCTACTGACGACTCAACAGCCTGCTGTAGCGCAGGAGAGATAATCTTAGAGCGTTCTGAGGTACGTGCTTGATCCTGTGCAGACCATTGTCCACGCCACAGACGGTAGTACTCGTCAAAGCGTTGTGAGTAGTTGGCCTCGAAGTGATCTCTCCAGCCGTCACACTTCTGTATAACCCAATCTTCTAGGTGTTGTTCGGTAGCGAAACCTTCATTATCTTCTAGCATAGTTAATAGCCTGCGTATTTGTCTAGGAATTCGTAGTCGTCTTCTTCATAGTCAAAAGCGTAAGCAACCTTAGCTAACTGGTCTATGTACGCTAGTGAGTCTATCAAGTCATCGTGGACTAATGGATTAGGGAACTGGAACAGCTCATCGAGGAACTGAGGATTCCACTTGCCTTTGTTTAATGTGATGTTGCCGTGTTCAAAGCGTCCTTGCAACGCCCACACAATTCTATCTACTTTCTTCTTGTTACCGTGAGTAAGCTCTTCTACTCTAAAGAAGCGTTGATTCTTCTTCATCTGATCGTTTAGGTACGGGAACACAGCGTTCTTTAGCGCACCCTTCTCAATACCAACAGCAACAGGCTTATACTTGTCTACCGCTCCGAAAATCTTTCGTGCGGTCTCTTCAACGCCCCATCGCCCATGTATGATGTCAGCAACCCACCAGCCTTCCACACCCGCTTTAACAACAGATATAGCTGTTTGGTCAAGGCGCTTAGTTTTGGTAGTGACTTTCTGTACGTCTGCAAAGCCTGCCAAATCGACAGCAATGTAGAAATCACCATCTTCTGGCTCCTCGTCTTCAAACTTAACATCTTCTTCTTTAAACAGTTCACTACCGTGAGCCTCAAAGGATGCCATGAACTCCTGACGGAAACTAAAGGCTGACATAGACTTCTCAGCAGCTCTAATCTCTTCAGGGTATAACAGTGGGTTGTCGAAGCTAGTAAAGTGGTAACCAACAAATGTATCGTCCTTCGATACACTAGCGTACTGGTACAGGTCGTAGAAGTGATTACGTCCCATTGGCGTACCAATGAACATCGCATCACCCTTCTGATCCGCAAGAGCTGGACGTAGTATTTGCTCCCACACCTCTGGCTTCATATCGGCGTATTCGTCCATAACCAAGAACTTGAGGCTAACACCTCGCATAGTCTCTGGTCTATCTGCACCCTTTAGGGTTAACAAAGCACCGTTGATAAACTTTATCTGTAGGTTATTGACATGACTAGAGGCTATGACACTATGCCCTAGTTCAAGCAGCATCTGCCACATAATGTCCCTAGCCTGACCCTGTGTAGGGGCAACGTAGAACACCTGACCTTTCTTAGCGTTCAGACAAGCAAGTATCAAAGCCCAGCCAGCTAGACGAGACTTACCTGTCCGTCTGCCAGCAGCTACAACTTTAAAGCGTGTAGGGTCGTTGTATACTGTTTGCTGCCAAGGAAGTAACTCAACCTTTAAGTCAGCCATTAATAGTTAGAAACCAGAAAACGCTGACCTTCATAAGTGAAGCTCTTTTGTTTATTAGCTTTAGCTTCTTTTAACGCTGCTTTAAAGCCTTGTTTCTTAGCTAGTCTTTCTTTAGCTTTCTGAGCTTCAATAATAGTGCCTTGACGAGAACTCTCAACGGACTTAGCCTTTACTACTGAATTAACCGCTGGCTTTGCTGATCTCGCTGATGTTGCTGTTTTGCCTGCACCCTTAGCTAAAGTTCTGCTAAGTCCTGCGGCTAATGCTTTACCAATACCTGCTGCCATTTTTATATCCTTTTAGTAGCACCACATTACAGGAGACTCATTACCGTCCAAGTTGCGGATGTCAACATGAACAAAACCATTAGCAACTCCGATTCCCGTAAAGCCCATCTTAATGGCCTCTTCAACAACTGTGTACCTTTGTGTCCCGTTACTAACTTTAATGTCCGCTGCAATTCCTTGGGCATGGGTTCCTGCTTTCTCCTTCTTTTTCTTTCTTTCGATGGGGTGGTCTTCTGATCTATAACCACTTGTGATAACGAAAGGGAATGCACACCTAGCACGTAACAAATCTAACTTCAGGAGCAATACATCACTGATCTCGTTCTCGCCAGTGTACTGACAAGCGAACTCTTCTCTAGTGAAGTAATCTAAATCGTTGTTAATGTTATACATCAGTATAATCCCCTTCAATGGGTTCTTCGCCGCCAGAGATAACAGTAGTTTCCCCACCAACTCCCGTAATAGAGATATTGATAGCACTCTTACCTCCAGTAGCTTTATCCTTCTCAAAATAACTGACAGGCAATAGCCTATCCATGCACAACTTCCATGCTGCTGCTTGATTCTTATGGTCATCGTCCAAGGCTGCTGACAATATCGAGTCTAATACCTTCCTACTCTTAGGAGAGGCCAGCATCCTAGCCTTGTACTCGTTGATTGTAGCTGCATCACCCTTTGGTCTGCCTAGGGCCTTACGCTTACCGTTGGTTTTTGACACTATATCTGTTTTCTTTGGTCGCCCAACCCGCTTTGCGGGCTGACTACTCTTTGATTCTTTAATACTCAAGGCATAATCCTTTGGTTATCTTAAGTATACTTAAGTATCTTTAGGCTATACTTTAATTATAATCTTTAAAGTTAACTCTTAAAGTCTTCTTAAGTACCCTTAAGGCTAATGGTTTCC